TGCTTGCTTAAAAAATGCGTCAGATGCAAATGTAGGGACACAAGCAAAGCGTTGCATAGCATCACCCATGTCAGTAAGAAATGCAATTTTAAAATCATCAATCTTTCTTGTTGGATTTACTTCCCATGTTGGTCGCTTAAGAGCAAATACTCCAGGATATTTGTATGAAAGGATGTGGTCTTCATCCCAAGTAATATCAAAATAGTTTTCTGGATCATCTTCTGGGAGTATTGGATTAATTATAAATCTATGTGCTTTTGTTACCGTTTCTTTTTCTGCAACAACTGCATCATATCTATCTGAAATAAAGTCACCTTGATAACGTGGAAATGAAAGTAATGCAACTTTGCCAAGATCAGGGAAACGAGAATCTACGGAAGCACGGAATGCCTTATAAATATTATCTGCAGTCTTTCCTTGATCATTACCAGTACCAATTTCCTGAGCAAAACCAGAAATCTCATCAAGAACTGCCATCATAAGGTTCAAACCCTCATGCGATTCACGTTCTGAGTGACCAGAATAAACAGTAATTGATTTATCAAATTCAATTGAGTCTGCCTTAGCATTAAACTTTCCTGCAAACCACGGAGATTTTTCAATCTTAGTTTTAAATCCTTTAAAGAACACGTTCTTTGCTTGTTGAGCGTTAATAGCAACGTTAATAATATCTATAGCATCTCCAGAAGGTTTACCATAGTACCGTGCTGGATCTTTCAAACATAATAACTTATAAACAGTATATGCACAACCAACTGTAGAGGTAAAGTCTTTTCCAGAACCCTTTCCTAACTGAAGGATAATTTCATTCTTTGTGTATTTTTCATAGTACCTTGAGCCTTCTTCTTCACCCATAATATTGATAAGGTCTTCTTTTTTATAAATTTGGCTCATTGCTTGCACAATGTCATATTGAATATCTGATAAACCTGGTTGTCCAAGGTAGTCTGGTGATTCAACAAATGTTTTTGCATCTACTGGTCTTTCTTCAAAGTGATCATCCTGTAGTGCTAAAAAGAAATCATCGAACTTCATTTACCACCGTTATAACTTCATTATCTTTTGCAATTGAAGATAGTCTACGCATAATGTCATCACGGATTTCAGGATACTCAGCAGCAACGTCTTTTAGAATATTTACTAAAATCTCTTGACGCCTTTCAATTTCAACCATCTCTTCTGCTAATTCTTTATTTTCTAAAAGACCAGCCTTCTGTAGCATATCAATACGCTTTGACTCAATGTCCATAACAAGTTTAATAGCAGCGGTCTTTGCACTAAGATTATTAGTCATGCTTGCTTCATCAATTACTTCATATGACTTTGCAATAAGTTTACTGTAGTGTGTATCTGCTCCTGCTAATGCTTCTTTTGCACGAGCACGAATCGCAGCATTATCTGAGGCCATAACCTTCCACTCATCAATATATGCAACTACACGAGTACGTGGTATAGCCAAGTCTTTAGATATTTGTGTTGGATCATTACCTTTTAGGTATTCGCTAACTACCGAATTAACTTGATCTAAATGCTTTACTAAATCTTCTTCAGCCGTCATTCTTAATCCTCTTCATATAACTATTATACATTGAGTCAGCCCAAACCGTGTGAAACGCTGTTCCATAGTGAACCCCATCTCGTGCCGTAAGCGTGAACTTATCTTCAGGGTGATTCTGTGCATATTCTGCAATTTTGATATCGTCATAAATATCAATATAATATTCTAAATCTTCATACATATCAAAATGAGATTTTTTATCCCACGTTCCATATGTTAAAACTATGTGATTAGATTTACAATATTTTTCTAACATAAACAAATATTGATATTCTAGTAAGGGAATTGTTTGCCATAATTCATATGTAGCATCTTCTGGTTCGTAAACATTAAAGTAAACATACTTATCTGATTTTTTATCAAAAGATACAAATCTTCGTGAAACTGGAAAATTAATAAAGATTGCATCTGGCTTTCCATACGTTTCTATATACTTAAATATGTGAAAAATAATATAAGTAATACCTTGACCAGGTGTGCCTATATTAAAAAATCCAGAAACCTTTGTGTCTTTTTTAATTCTATCATAGAGTTGTTTGGCCCAGATTTCATGTTCTTCTAATCCATCACCGTAAGTATTTGAGCATCCAGAAAACAAAATATGTAGTCCATCATGCTCCTTTAAAAAATCATCTGATCTGTAACCATCATCATTTAGCCTAATTGCCTTATTATGTAAAAATGGATGTCTGGTTATTTTGGGAAAATCTTTTCTAAAAGCATAACTTACAGTACGTAAATTATTGTTTGGATCAACATCTCCTTTTTGAAACTTAAACATTTTTTAGTCTTTCAATCTCATCTTTAATATAAAAAATAGCCTTTTCTAAATCCTCAATATGCTTATCTTCATTCTTTAGTCCTGCTCTCCAAAGATACTTGATTGCATTACCAATATTAAAGTTCCTATGACGTGTAATTTGGATGCACTCAACACCTGATGGATCTCCAGTATAGTGTGTTGGGTGGTTTACTTGATCTACTGTAATATTAAATTTCTCTGTCATCGCTTACTCTTTCTTAGTCCAAATTTTGCAAGATATACATAAATAGTTTCTAGACTTGCCCCACACTCTTTAGCAATGTCTTGTGGAGTTTTCTTATCCATAAGAAATCTTTTACGTAACCAAGCCTCGTTTGTATATAGTTTAGCAGCCATAATGTTATTTGTCAACCTTCTTCTCTACTGGATCCATCCTATCCCAATACCCTCCGTGATTGCCAACATATACCTTGCCAGTCTCTCTATCTATTAGCAACCATTTTTCTGGACAGTGAGTTATCACAGTTAAAGTTACATTTTCTTCATACTCTTTAAAGTTAGCAGGTTCTCTTGTCGACATTATATTGCCTTCTCCCAGTTATTTAATGCCCAATGCCCAATACCGCAAGAGTCTGCAACATCGTAATCATCAATAGTTTTATCATAAATAACTTCTACTAACTTTGCAGTTCTCTTTTTTCTAAACTCTCGTTCAAAGTTTTTATACCAGGAGTCTGACTTCCCAGGGTTTTGTCTTCTAATCAATAACTGTTCTTCTTTTGTCAATCTTTTATTACCGAGGTAATTCTGCCAGGTAATTGGAGAAACCTTTCCAACATTAACGACACCAGCAAGACCAGCAGCACCAATAATTGCTCCCTGAACAAGTGCTAAGTCAGCAGCAGTCTTTGGGCTATTCATAAACACTGTATGCTCAATAACAATTGAATCTGTGTTTAGGAATAAAGGATGCTTAAAAAATGCTTGTACCTTCTTTGAGGTATCTATACATTTTTGATAAATATCATTGCCTTCAAACTTAATCTTACCCACCAACTCAATTTCTCCAAATGAAAACAAGGCAAATGCAAGACTAGTAGTGCTTGCATCTATAGCAACAAATTTTGCTGGCCTAGTTGTCATTTTGTATTTCCTTTAATTTGTTTTAGTGCTTTAAGTACTTCTGTTGGATTGACGTTACACTTAATACATAACGGATCATCGTTATATATGGATAGTGGAGCATCGCATGATTTACACTTACGCTCTTTACCCTTGCGCTTTTGGCGTCGAGTGATCATGTAGCGTTGTGCTATTTTTTGCTTTGTTGCAGCAACTCTACACTCTTCAGAACAATAAATTTGATAACTTATTGTTGTTTTAAATTCGTTATCACACCAACTACAATGCTTCATTCCCTAATAACTCCAGAGGTTTAATTTTAACTACCCCTGTTTCGGCCTCTGCACATGTCTTCTGCAACGGACATACCTTACAAATCTTTGAGTTTGCACGATATGTTTTTTGAGGAAGTTCCTTGTTCTCCCAAGACTTCCGAACCGTTCTCATCCAATCAAATGCCTGGTCTACCCACCTACGGTAATGATCGTTTACTTCAACAGGAATAACTAACAGTTCATGATTATTCTTGTTTTCATAAATTAAAGCACCTAAATCTTTCTTAAGTATTTTCATATACATAATCAATTGCATTAGGTGTCCATCTTTTGGCTTTCTACTTGCCTTCTTATATTCAAAGCCTTCGTTTGGCATTGTTTTAATTTCACCAAGTATTGTTTTGCCTTTATAGTTAAGCATAACATCCCCATATCCAGAGATAGGTGGATCTTGATACTTAATTCTAAACTCCAGAGCAGGGTGCTTCTGTGTCTTATACTTGCTTGGCTCTGGATCAAACTCCATAGTCTCATCTAGAATTCCAGCATTCATAATTGCATCTTGAATTCTGTCATGGCTTAGAGTTCCACTAGTACGATTTGCTACACCATATGCATCTGCATTATCATGGAAGATACCGCCTTCAAATGCTAGGTACCAGTATCGTGCACATTCTCCTGCACCATAAGTTAATGTTGATGGAGCAAATGTTGTTTTCTTTTGAAATCTAGGCTTAATGTTGGCAGTGTATCCAGCATTAATTGCATCAATAAGACCTTCAGTGAAATCTGGCTCTGTCTTTGTATTCTTAGGCTCTGACTTTATCATTACCTGCTTTATTAAATTCCTTGTCATAATATCTTAGCGA